CCCTCAATCGCCGACGAGCCCCGGATGTCCCTGAGGGAGATCGGTGCGCCTTCGTTGAAGTCCTTGCCCATCTGTCGCTTCAGATGCGAGACCGCATAGGTGCTCACGCCAGTCTCCTGGGTGAACGAGCCTAAGCCCGTCATTAGGACGTCGATGTCCTTACGCTCATCATTTGAGGCCAGTCCTGAAACAGACATGGAAATATGATCAAGCACGATTCGACGGCAACCTGAGGCGGCCATGTAGCGCATCATGGTGAGCAGACGGTCGCTCTCGATGCTGCCGAAGTGGTCGTAGAACATCATGCCGTTGTGTACGACTGCGTGCAGGGACGCGTCCCATTGCTCGTCAGTCAGTGTCTCAGGCTCGGCCACCAGCGTCCGCAGCGGGATGCCGCGGTGCAGACCAACGTACGCCTTCACGGTCGTGTCGTTGTCTTCCTCAAGGAAGATGTTGCCGATCTTGAAGTCGTGCTCAGTCCGCATGTGGTATGCGATGTTGCGGGCGATAGTGCTCTTACCGATACCAGAGCCGGCGATGATGGTGGTCACCTCTCCGTCGCGGTCGCCGCCCCACATCTCGTTGAGCTTGGGGAACGGCAGGGAGACACCGCGCTTGCGCTTCTGCTTCATGCGGTCGACGCTGAAGTCCGCGCCATCACGGATCCCATCGGGCCGATAGGGCGTTGCGTCCCAGAAGGCCCGCACGAGCACGGCGGCTCCCAGGGTCTTGTCGGTGAGGACCGCGTTGGCGTCCTTCTTCGGCAGCGACATGATCTTGACCTTGCCGACCGGCAGGAGATCACACGCTTCCTTGAGGGCCTTGGCTCCGCTCTCATCGTTGTCGAAGCAGAGCACGATGCTGTCGAAGCGGCAGAGCTTCTCGTAGTCGGCCAGGATGGCCTTCTTGCACGAGCCGTCCCCGTTCGGCAGCGAGCCCGTAGGCCACTTGTTGTCGAAAGCCTGGGAGATGGACATGCGGTCCAGTTCGCCAGTGGTGAGTGTGACGCTCTTGCCCTTCGCCGGCCAGGACCAGCTGCCGATGATGCCACCGTTGTTCTTGTAGGGGCTGGTGCCGAGCCAGGAGAAGTTCTTGTCCTTGTCGCGGGTCTTCTGGTCGATCAGGCGACCGTTCTCGTCCTTGATCAGCTGGATATGGACACGTTTGCCGCTCTCCGTCTCGCCGATCTGGTAGTCGCACTTCTTGCAGGTCTCTTCGGTGATCCCGCGCGCCGGGAGGTCGGCGTAGTGTCCCTGGATGGGGACGAATGTCTTCTTCGGCTTCTCAGCGAAGTCGTCGTCGGGTGTTTGCACCTTGCCTGCTTTGCGAGTGTTCTGTTCGTTGTTGCACCGGTAGCACCAGTCACCACCGTCGTCGTAGGTGACCAGCGCGTCTGAAGAGACCCCGCACGGGCAGGGTCCCTTCGAAACGACGTTCCCCATTAAGCGAGGACGTAACGGACGTAGCGCACGCCACCATCGTCCACGGGGCGCTGTGTCTGCACGCTGTAGCCCGCACGCTTGAGCCGGTAGACGCAGTCGGGCAGGTTCACGATCCCGTAGACCTTGTCGGCCTTCAGGCGCGTGATGTCGCCGTGCTTCTCCAGATGCGCGAGGACCTTGCGGGCCTGTTCAGGCAGGGTCAGATCCTGGGCAAGGTTCGGGACGCCGATGGTGAGCGTGTCACTGGCCGGCTTCAGATCACTGGCGTCGGTGTACCAGTTGCTGCCGTCAACACCGCCTCGGCCGTGGCCGCGGCCCTTGGCGACCTTCGCGTCGAACTTGACGAGAAGTCCGCTGACCAAGTCTTTGTCTTCCGGGTAAGTCGGGATGATGGTGCCCGTGAGCCCTTCGGTCCACGAGTGCTTCTCGGTGCTGGTGACCTTGTCGCCAATCTTGAACGCGGACTTCTTCGTCATGTCGTTACTTCCTCTTCTTGGGTTGCTTCAGGTAAGCTTTGATCTCGTCAGCCCACTCGTCCGGCATGGCCTTGTCGGCCCACTTGAAACCGTGGTCCGTGGCCCATTTGCCGTAAGTGGTCTTGGATTTGGGATAGATCGGGGTCGACGCTTTGGAGAAGATGAAGCGGATGTCCAACTCAGGATGTTGCTCCTTGAGCAGGATGAACTTCTGCCGCTCCTTGACCGCCGCGTCCTTGCTGCCAACCATCCGCTTGCCGCGGAAGCCCTCGTAGTTGCCGCCGAAGCGGCCCTTGGGCTCGATGATGATGGGACAGCCTTCGAACGAGAAGTCAGGGAGATATTTGGCCTCACGCGCGGGCACGGTGTAGAAGATGTTCTGGCTTTCGTAGCCAAACTCCACACCGGCCGCGGCGAGCTTCTCCGCGACGTCCTTTTCGAGCTTTGAGCGGTACTCAGGCTCGATGGACAACGCGGGCTTCGACATCAGAACGGGATGTCGTCGTCGAGATCCGTGGAGGTCTTCGGTGCTTCGGTGTTACCCTCATCACCATCCTCGTCGTCGTAGGAGAAGCCTTCCTCCTCTTGGACGTTGAAGCCCTTCTTCTTCAGCTCGATGATCTGCACGAAGTTCATGTACAGATTGATGCCGCCACCGAAGCCATCGTAGTAGTTCATGGTGACGTCGACCTTGGCCACAGTGCCACCGCCGACCTGCACCTTGGCACGCGGGACCTCACGACCCTTGGCGTCGAGGAGGGCCGGGGGCTTCTTCTCGCCCGAGGCGACCTTGAGCGACAACTCGCCGGTCTTCTTGTCCTTGTACCAGGGGAGCTTGACGTCCGCGGGAGCACCCAGCTCCTTGGCACCCTTGCGCAGCCACGCGTCGACCTTGCGGTGGTCGTCGTCGTTGAACTTGATGCGCGACTTGTACTTGCGCTGACCCTTGAAGTCGTCGGGCTCGTTGACCTTCGGGTGGATCAGGGTGCCTTTCGGCAGAGTGGCAGTAATGTATTTCGGCATTGAAAAAAGTCAGTCTCTTTCGAAATTACCAGCTGGCGTCGAAGCCGCCCGACGAACCGCTGTCGTAGGACGAGGAGGACGAGCTGTCGCTGTAGGAGAACCCGCTGTCCGAAGAGGAGGACGACGAGTACGAGGAGCTGTCGCTGCTGTAGTGCGAGTGCGACGGCGCGTTGTCGTGGATGATGGTGGTGTCGTGGCTATGGCTGTGGCCCAGGGCCGAGCCAATCAGCATGCCGGTCGCGAGGCCGGTCAGCGGATCCGAGTGATACACGGGGGCTGCGGCTGCGTAGGACGGCGCCGAGGCGAAGGTGTGGGTGTAGGAGCCCATCGGCCAGCCGTTGACGGCCTGACGGGCCTCCACGCGCTCGCCATGGACCCGCTGGATGTCGTCGGGCGTGAGGCGCACGGGGTTGGCCACGCGATACGCAGCGTCAGCCTTGGCGCGCTCCAGGGCCACATCGGCCTCCAGGCGGTCGTTGCGCATGCTGCGGACGAACGCGAAGACGACTGCGATCAGGCCGACGATGAAGGCCGCGCCGACGAAGGCGAACGGGGTCGAGATGTGCATGTGGACGAGAGGAATCATTCAGATACCTGAGACATTGCGGAACGATTTGACGATTGTGCCGAGCCACGCGCCATAGCCCTCGGGCCAGAAGAACGCGTAGATCAGCATGAGGAGGCCGCCCGTGAACGGGACGACATTCAGGCGGGTGTAGGAGTTGGTGCTCTTGTCAGCCATCAGTCGGCTCCTAGACGTAGAAACGGGACACGCATTTGCCCCAGGTTGATTGCAGGTCACCACCCGTGCAGACACGCAGCGGCTTCTTCTTGGTGCCCTTGGGGACCGTGAAGCCCCGAGGGTAGTAGGTGGTGCAGGACGGGCCTGCGTGGGCCGTAGAGACGAGAACGAGGGCCGCCAGGGCCCCCGCGGTTACTCGACGAAGCATGAGAGCGCCCCGATGATCAGAACCGCCGCCATGTAGGCGACGAAGATGTGCTCGAACATCAGCCGGCGTCGTGTATCTCGTGGGCCGCCTTGGCCAGCTCACGCCAGTTGTGCTTGACGATGAGCCTGATGACCTGCGGGGGGATGTCGGTGTTCGCCTCTTTAGAGATGATGTCGGCGATGCGCTGCTCGGGCTTGATGTGGGTCGGCGGGACGTACTGGCCTACGCACATCAGCTTGCCCTGTACGCCTTCACGAACTCGCGGGTGAAGGTGCGGCGCTCGTCCTTGTTCATGGCGTAGAGGTCGAACTCCACGGGGTTGCCGTGGCCGTCGTTGACGTTCACGGTGAACTTGCTGGCGCCCATGTGGATGGTGGCTCGGTTCTTCATCTTCACTTGCTCAGCTCCTTGAGGATTGCGATGGCGAGCTTGCGCCCTGCCTTGTGTGAGAGGCCGAAGGTTTTGCCTGCGAGCAGGACCACGAAGCGGTAGTCCTTGTCGGCGTCCTTGGGCGTGTTGCGGTAGCTGTCGATGTGCAGCTCCACGTCTTCGTTGTCGACGACCTTGAGCTGCGGCAGTCCGCACCGGTTCTTGAACTTCACTTCAGGTCCCCTTCGATCAGTCGGATCTGTGTGTTGAGCGCGAACGCGAGAG